TGTCGTCGTAACTCGCAAGGTGGCGATCAACCGCTTTTGGAATTTCACATTTACTTTCTGAATCAGAATATTGAAGATGGTAAAGCTTTTCACGTAGCCGATTGTTCTCATTCTTGAGCAACTCGACCTCATATCTAGCTGCCTTTTCATTATCAGCGGCGATTTTTTCTAATGCTTCAGCTGTTTCGAGCGTTTCATTTACATCTTCAAGTCGCTCTTTGAGTAGCTCAACCTCAAGGCGAAGTTGATCAACATCACTTCCAGCTTGGCGGCGAGCTTGCGCTGCCGAGGCCGTTTGACGAAGCTGAGCCAAGTGCCAGAAATGCGATTCACCATCGCTATCGCGAAATCCAAGCGGGAAAACACGCTCGGCTAGAATATCGATCAAGCGATTATTGCGTCCCGAATTGGGAGCAAGCCACAGGGGGTGTTGATACGCATCTTCCTCATCCTCAACAAGGCCGGGCATATAAATACGTACTGCACCACTAAATGTTGACATGCGTTTGCCGAGCAACCGCGTAAGTTCCCAACTCGCTCCAGCATCGAGTGCAATCAGATGGGCTGCACCTGACAAACGTACTGCCAGTTTTCGAGTATCAAGCTGTGCGGCACCCTGATCATTATCGGAAACAACAACGATAGGCAGTCGACGATTAGGCCGATACATAAGGTTTACGAGCCCAACAACATCATTGGATGTCATTCGTGTTACATTTTCAGTAATTGACTCGCCGTCGGCCTCAACTGATAGCGAGCCCAACAAGTCGTGAACCACCCTCGGACGGCTTGCACGCAAAGGATCCGCGTCTAAAGCTCGCCTGACTGACAATTGAGCACCAAATCTAACTAAACCATTGGTTTTATGCTCCACGAATAGCTCTGTAGACCACGTTTCCATTGCTTCTGGTCTTGAGCCCGGCTCATCGATCCTAGATGCCCAAATGCTACCCTGTCGATCATTCAAACGGACGGCATGGCAGGGGTGATATCCTTCCATTCCCCTTGTATCAAAGCTCTGCAGCGCACGTGCTTCAGGAGGAAGAATGCCGCCAGTTTTACTGGCTAGCCAGTCAACAGCAAAATTTGCTGTCTTTTCGAAGGCATTAGTGTCCGTCAGTGTGAAGATTATCCGACTCACTGGCCGGAGTTGGGTTGAACGCCCTGAGGGGACCACCGTTTCTTGAGTAGAAAGCAACGCCTCTAGTGACCCACTCATTATTTCCCCCTTCTGTAATTTTGTGTCGAACAGTGTTTGTTATTCCACAGGCTTTGGTAAACACTTTACGTACCATTCAATCTCGCTAAAGTAACTATTTTTGTCTAAGTTGCTGCTTCAATTCTCCAACACCAATCAATTATCCTTAAGTAGGCCCACCCGACATCCCACCTCCCGGAACCACCCCGCTATGCACATGATCATGACCCACATTCTTACCATTGTGGGTCAGTTTTCCACTTTCCAACACGATATTAGCGGCGGTGATTTTCACATCCCCTGCCGCCTCAATGGTCACACTGCCCGGTGATCTCAGCGTGACATTGCCGCTGGCGGTGTCGAGCTGGATAAAGCCGCCTGCAAATGTCACCGTCACCACATCGTTGCTGCTGGCGGGCGGGGTGTCTTTGCTGTTGTAGCGAGAACCTAGCAGACACCCGGCTTCGCCTTTGGCATCCATGGCGCACCAGACCTCGTCATTTTGGCCGGGCATCTGGAACGCGGAAGTGCCGGTGGCGGATTTGGCGGTGACGTCGATCCATTGGGTGACCACATCATCCTCATCTTCAAACCGCACCTTGACGCGCATGGTTTTGGGGTCGCGGTCCACAACAACGCCACGACGATTGGTGGGATTTTGGGCGTATTCGTTACTTGCGCGCATCGACCAGCTCGGCCTCCGTGGTGTAGCCGGATCGGCTCATGTCGTGGGAGGAGCGGTCAATCAGATAACGGCCTGAGTATTTGCCAAAATCGGTCATATCCACCACCACGCCCGCCAAGGCCCGCACATCGCCAACCAGCGAGATCGAGCCGGAGCGGCGTTTGCGGTTTTTGAAATGCATCCGCGATCTGGCCATGGTCTTGGCATGGGCCGGGCTTTCCACCCGCTCCCCGGTGATATTGAGCGTATCGCCGGTCTTGACGTCTGTGTCTTCCTCTTCCTCATCGATCAGCTTTTTATCGCGGTCATGCATGTGTTTGACCTTGGCCTTGGAATAGGTCTCTGCCGTCTGTTCTTTGAGGCGGTAATTGGTGAGAATAAAGCCAATCTGGGCGTGGCTGACAGTGAGCGCTGCCGCCCTGCTATCGACGGATTTGATCGAGGTAAACACGGCGCGTTTGCCACGCACGGTAAAATAATGGCCGGTGTCTTCGGCCAAGCGCGTTAGAAATTCCAGATCGCGTTCGCGCCTTTGGGTGACGCGCTCAAACGTCAAGTTGTCAATGTCGCCTTCCAGCGTCAGGCCGTTGTCGCTGGCGACTTTCGAGGCAATGGCGCGAAGGCTTTGTTTCTCAAAGGCGCGGGTCTTGGATGTGCGCAACGGTTTGGAAATGGGAGCGGCCAGCCCGCGAATGGTCATGGTATCACCGCCCCGGTCGCCAGAGGCTTCCGGCTCGTCCATCTCGAAATCACCGCAGGGCAGAATGCCGCCTTTGCCGTCATAGATCGTGAGGCTCATGGTGTCGCCGGGTTCGGGTTTCCATGATCCTTTCCAGCGTCCGTCTTTGTCTTGCACAGTCACGTCAATCTCATCGACCTTGCCGTGGTGATTGTCGGTGTAGCGAATGGAGGTGGTTTGCGGGTCCAGCTCGCTGGATATGTCCACGCCCTGATAGATCAGCGAAAAGTAGGGTTTTGAGGCCATGATCAGGCTCCGTAGTTGGGATTGTCACGCTTCCATGGCGGCAACAGGTCGATGTTGCTGGCGGTCTCGGTAATCACCGGAATTTTGAGCTTCACCCCTTGCGGCAACACCAGCGGCGGCACGGTGAGCGCATCGAGATAAAGATGGCGGTTGGCTTCAATCAGCACCGTTTGCTTGTATTGGTCGCCATAGTAGCGATAGGCCAGCATGTCCCAGCGGTCGCCTGCAATGGTGGTGTATTCGAAATATTCGCCGGTCAGTGTCGTCACTTCTTCACCTCCGGATTGCTGCTGGCAGATCCCGACAAGGCTGGGGCGCGGGCTTTGGCAATGGAGGTAATCAGGCTCATCAAGCCATTGGCGATTGGGTCTTCCAGCAGGCCAATGGTGGCATCGACACGGATGGGTGAACCGGAAACATCGGTCTTGATAATCTGGCCAGACAGCGTTTCCACCACATAGCGCTTACCGTTAAACACGCCATTGCCCAGCACCAGCGGCAACGGGGTTTTTAACGCGAAGGCGGCTTGCAGCTTGGCAAGCTCGGTGGCGGGTGTGCAAAATTCCTCGGAAAAGAAGAATGAGAAATTGAGCGTATCCAGCTCCTCACCAATCTCTTGCAGCACGGGCTTGCCTCTGGTCGGCGCGTGTTTTGCAAAGGTGTTGGCGTAAGAAAAATCGTGGGCCACCGGGCCGGTGAGTGTAGAAACCCCTAAAGGGATAGAGCCGAGCAGATAGATCATCAGACGTTTCTCCGATTGCGGCGGCGCTGTTCTTCTTCCATCAGGTCGGCAAACTGGCGGGCATTGTCGCGCATCAGCTTGTCAAACTCTGCCTTGATGTTGGCGGGCGGGGTTTGGCCATCCCATTTGATGGTGGGGCTGAATTGAAGGGTTACAGGTGCCGCGCCGCCGTTAGCAGCCTGCGGGTTGGATTGCAGGGCAGCGCTTGCAATCTGCGCCCGTGCGGCGTCGGCTTGGGTCTGGTTTGAGACTGTGTTTGCGGCCACCGTTGCGGGGGTAACATCGGGACCAGCCATAGCGGGTGCGGTAATGGCTGCCGCACCCATCGTGGCTAACGCCGCCGCCCGCATGGCTTTGACCATGGGTTGAGGCCGGATTGATTCGGCAATGGTCTCGCCAAACTTGAGGCGGTGAATATCAGACAGCGGCCCGACCTTGGCGGGGGATGATGGCAGATGATCGCGCATCATCTGGGCAACCTTGGCAATCTCGGCAACGGCCACGGCACTGCGGGCGCGAATGCCTGCGGCCATGGTGTCCATCAAGGATGCACCCTGATTGTAGAATGAGACGTTGCCGAGGAAGGTTTGCGCCTGTTGCACCGCTGTTGTGATCGCGGGCAGGATCGACTTTGCCGCTTTGTCCAGCGCTTGCAGTTTTTCCATGGCCGGACCAGTGTCGATTGCGGCCACGGCTTGCATATCGGCTTTCAGGTTTTGCGTGGCCGCAGCAGCGGCTTGGATGGTGGCCGGATCGGTGACATTCACATCGGCTTTCGTATCGCTGAATGTGAAGACAGATTTGACCTTGCCCCATGCGGCAGATGCGCGGGCGGCAGCATTATCAATAAAGCCGCCGACCGCATCAGAAATCCCGGCCCATGCCGCCGTGATGGCCTCAATCGGCGACCAGTTCATCAGCGCCTTGATCCGCTCCCAAATGGCGCTGATCGCGCCAAACGCGGTTTCCATGGGTGCGCTCACGGCGTCTTTGATCGCACTCCAATTATTGATGATCAGCGCCAACGGGTGCCATGCCAGCACGGCTTTGATTTTTTCCCAAATGCCAGAGACACTTTCTGGAAGTGCCGCAAGCAGGCTAGACAATGTGGTGGAGACAGATGACCAGATCCCGGAAAGGATCGCCATCGGATCAAAGCCAAGCCATTGCTTGATGGTTGCCCACGCAGCCGTTGCGCCGTTGGCAATGGCATCCCACACCCCGATAAAGAATGCCTTGATCGGTTCCCAATAGACATAGATGGCAACGGCTGCGGCAACGATGGCGGCAACAATCAACACGATAGGATTGGCCATTAATGCCGCCGAGAGCATGGAAAGGCCAATGGCGATTTGCACAAGGCCCGCCGCCGTTGATACCAGCGCCGGTGCAAAAGCGAGGCCTGCAAGGATGACCGCTAGATTTTTCCAACCACCAACATAGTCTGCCGCCGCAGACAGATAACCCGACAGCGTTTGAAACATCTGCCAAACCTGTTGTGCAAAATTCCATGCGTTTTGCAGCACAAACAGGATATTGTCCGAGATCTGCTTGGCCCACGCGTTAAACGTGCCGTTGTCTTTCATCTGGTTGAGCGTATCGAGCAAAAGCTTGAGCTTGCCCTTCATCCAGTCAAACAGCCCGGCATTCATGATCGCCAGTTGGAACTGGCTCCATATGTCGGCAATGTTCGACATCATGCCTTCCCAAGTGGCGGAAAGCTTTTCCATGGCCCCGCCATACTTCTCATTGAAGATGGCCATCAGCTTGGTCTGGATTGCCATGCGGTCACTGGCTTTCACCGAGGCCTGCATCTGCTTTCCGGCAGCGTTGGTATAGGAATAAGTGATCTTGTTGCCGGTCTTGGACGCGGTGACACCAAATTCTTTCAGACGTTCATTCTCGCCGGTCACGGCATCGGCCATGGCTTCGACCGCTTGGGTCAATGGCTTGCCCATGGCGGCAGAAGTGTCGCCCAGAGATTTTAACAGGCCCTTGGTGGGATCAAGGCCATAGGCCCGCATCTTCACAAAGCTGTCGGTGACTTCGGAAAGCTCATAGGGTGTTCTGGCGGCAAAATCGGCCACCCAGTTCATGGCCGTCTTGGCTTTCGCGCTGGAGCCCTCCGTGGTTTCCAAAATGGTCTGAAATTTCTCGAACTGCGAGGCAACGCCGACCAATTGCGTGGCCGCAGCAGCGGACGCACCAAAGGCCGTGGTGGCACCCGCCACGCCAACGGTTGCGGCCAGAGCAAAGCCGCGAAAGGCTTTCTTGCCGCCCGCGCCAATCTGGCTAATACCGGACTTGGCAAGATTGACGGTCGCATGATGCAAGGCCGTCGTTGCACGGGCAGCGGCGTTAGCGCCCGACACAACAACCGCATATCCAGCGCGGGCGGCGGCTCCCATCAAACCGAATGTCGAGGATGCCCGACCAACCACCGTTATTTGCTTGGCTGTTGCCGCCGTTGCGGCTTCGGTGGCAACCGTTGCCTTCTTGGAATTGGCAGCACTGGCGCTTGCCGTTGCCTTTTCCGCCGCCATGATCTTGTTCATGACCTTGGTGGCACGGTCAATGCCCTCGAAAATCATGGCAAATCGCATAAAAAAACCTCCGGCGGGAATACCTGCCAGAGGTCGCATATTTTGGGGTGTTGAATGGCCGGACGATTGGTCCGTCTATTTACCTTGTGCCTCGCGGATCGCATCGGCCTTGGCCTGTTCAAGCGTGATGGCCTCATCATACCACCAGCCGAATTCTGCTTCACTCATGCCATTGAGCGTGTCATGCGTCCAGCCCTTTTCGATCATGAAGAGGTGTTGGGCCGGAACCGAGAGGATCAGGCCGCTTTGGTCTTGTCCTTTCCCTCATCATCCTCGCCTTTGCCAAACACTTCGCCAATCAGTTCCAATGTGTCGCCCGCTGGCACCAGCTCGGACAGATCGGTGATGGTCAGCTTTTCGCCATCAAACAGCACGACTTCGCAAATAAAGGCGGCTTGGGCCTTGGTGGTGTCGCCCTTGGCAATGCGCTGCGCCTTCATCCAGAGGCCATGGTTGATGAAATTGGGGATCGACGCGGTAACACCGCATTCATTGAGGGGGAAATCGTAAGAGCCTGTTTTGGCGGCCTTGTTAGCCAGAAGTTTGGCGCGAACGCCTTTGAACTCGGTGGCGGAGTCTTTGTCTGTCATGGGATTATTCCTCGGTGTGCGTTAGAAATCTTGGGGTTAAAGGCTGGAAAGGCTGGCCGCTACTTGGGCCAGACGTCCTCGCCGTTGACGCGGTAAATGTTGTTCCACGCATCAAATTCGATGATTGGCGTTTCACCGCCGTAGACCGATTGCTTGTATGACGTGATGGAAATGTCATGCTCCTGGGCAAGGTTCTCGCCCAGCTTGGCGGTGCGGCCTCCGGTCTTCATCGTCTGAAACCCGATATGGGTAATCAGCGTATGAGACTGATCGGAATTGAGGCCATCGGCGTCGAAAATATCGACATAGGAATGGATTTGCAGCTTGTGGGTTTTGGTTGGGTTGAGGATCGAGCGCGACACCTCCTCATCGAGCCATTCAAAGCTGATCTTGCCCTCAATGGCTTCCACCGGACGGCCCGGCAGTTTGAGAACGCCGATCTGGCCGAGGGTTTTGTGTTCCACTTCGGTATGGGCAATCTCGCCCATATCCAGCTCGGTTACTCGACCGCAGACATCGACCTCGTTGATGTAGCAATCGGCTTGGGTAATTTGTCCGGTTTTACGTGCCATGGATAAAGCTCCTTATGCGGCCAGTGACAGCGCGTCAGAGATGAATTTGGTATCGACGTAACTGTCGACGGTGATGCGTTCCATGACCGAGGTCGGGTGGCATTCGAACTTGTAGAAGAACCGCCCGTCGGCAATTTGCGCCGCCGTGTTTTTGGCGGTATCAAAGCGGAAGGTGGCCCCGTAAAACACGCCGTCACCAATCTTGGTGCGCAAATAAGCGTTGACCCCTTCTTCGGCGGCTTCGATATTCTGGCGAGTGCCGAGGC